AGGCAGAGAAATCTGACCGCTGAGTCTTGAGGAATGCCGTATCCCAAGACTGGATAATAAACTCGCATTCAGGCGGCACATCACTGTCCCATTCGCGCCACCATTCCCTTTTCACCAGAGCGCCCTCTTCTGAGGTTGGGTTCTGCTGATACTGTGCATTCCACTTGGGAGCGGGTAATTCGTTGCGTAGCGACTCAAGCTCTTCTAAAGGCCAGAACTGAGGCCATAGCGACTTGCCTGAAGGCATGATTGCGGGGAACTCAACCACCTCCCATTCATCCGTACCAGCCCGTTGGACTGAGGACTTGATAATCTGCCCTGTTAGATCACGTTTGTGCCATCGGGTCATAACAACGATGATCGCGCCTCCCGGCTGTAAACGCTGTCTAGGCCCGGAGGTATACCACTCGTAAACTTTATCAAACACACCGGGATCGGCACTCTGCCCTTCTTGCTCTGAATGCGGGTCATCGATAATCAACAGATCCGCACCCTTACCAGTCACAGCACCGCCAACACCAATAGCGAAGTATTCGCCGCCTTGTGTGGTACTCCACCGGCCTGCGGCCTTGGAATCTGCCCGTAAACCCAACGCAGGGAAAACCTGCTTGTAGTCATCACTGTCTACTAGGTTACGAACCTTACGACCAAACCCAACCGACAACTCTGCGGTGTGGGCAGTCTGAATTATCTTCTTTTCAGGAAAGTTACCTAGAAACCAAGCAGGGAGTAAGTACGAAGCAAATTCTGACTTAGTGTGCCGTGGTGGCATATTGATTATCAGACGCTTCAACTCGCCACGGGCAACACGCTCAAAAGCATCCCCCATGATCTTGTGATGCCTGCCCTCAATAAACGCAGGCCATACATGTTTGATAAACGGCATGAACCCGTCACGGGCCAATTCCTTAGCTTCAGCGGCCTCTAACTCTTCAATAAGAGCCAGCATCTCGCGCTGCTCATGCTCAGGTAAATTAGGGATCTTCTTGAGAAGATCTGGGTCTACTCTGTCAAGAATCGGCATAAAACCCTCTAGGAATATTCCCGTCTAGGAAGATTCCCCTCTCATGTATATACCTAAAATAATCATGTATCTGCCGTGGGGGGCACCTTCCTAGTAGGAATCTTCCTTACTCGGCATATTCCTAGAGAGAGGAATAACTGATTATACAGAAGTTACACACTTGACAAGAATGAGGCAAACACTTTGTGTGAAAATTTTGCAAAATTTTTCGGGGGCTAGGATTCCTACCCCTTTTCCCTGCAAAAAAAGGGTGAGTACTACTTACTGTTTACGGAATATATATTTTTTGGGTAATTGTTTGAGTGTTTTACTATGTATATAGACGGTGGGTGTGTATAGGCATAGGGGGGGGGTGGGGTGGTCGCAGGATGATAGACAGATTTGCTGAGAGGCGGGGGTGTGCTAACCGTTAGCATATGCTGTACTGCGTACACAAACTGTTGGGCTATGGCGTACTGGCTACGCTAATGCAAACTGTCAGGCTTGGCCTCATCATCGGCCTTGGCTTGGAGTGCTGCTAACCGGCGCTCGATCTCTGCCGCGACACTGGTGCTGTCCCGATCACCTGCGTTTGTCTCCACTACATCTTTGAACATACCCACAGTCTGGCCCAGTAGCTGCGCCGCCTTAAGCTTGTTGGTATCGTTAGGCTCGGCACTATCCATCCACTTGCGCAGACGCTCCAAAACTTTCTCCCTGTCACTGACCAGTGAGGCCGATACTGCACGTTCATTCTTCGCCCTTAACTGATCCAGCAATAGGGTAATGGCAGGGTTGGCTGCGAGTCTGCTGGCTTCTGTCCTAATGGCTGCCGCGCTCATGTTCTCGCACTGGTACGCCTCCCTGTACGCATCACTTAAGCTCATGCCTGCACCACTGCCCAATGCCAACGCAAAGTGCCGCTGCTTACTGGTGAGTCCTGACTTGGGTCTGCCCATGCTTGCCTGTTCCAATGCCTGTATTGGTGCCGATCATACTGCCGCCATGCTGACCGTCCATCACCAGTACCCAGTAATCTATACACACAAAAAGCTTGACATATCGAACTTGCCGATAGGAGGCCCAGAATTGCGTTCTAAGCGCCTTTTGCCTCAACCCATACCATCGCATTGCCTACCACCTGAACTACGCTTAGACGGAAATTCGTATGTAAGTTATTGATTACAAAGCACTTTCTACTGCATACCAACTATTTACTGCTTATTTGCTTGTCAATACTTGTATTGCACACTGTTACCTGCTATTCGCATGCGCGTTCCTCTTATCCCGAATTCATCCCCCTGCTTACCGTGTGGCGAGCCAATATCAAACGGGCTAGTAATAAATCCCCGCACCACTCGTTGTATCTGTGTGCTTAATTATTTATTGAGTACAGGGTATTGCGTACTGTTTTCATATGTGTGTAAAATCCACTCAAGCCCACGGGGGAGGCTTTCCCAATCCCCGCCAAGCCCCTCGCAACTGAGATGGGGTGCCTTGAGAGAAGGCTTAAATGTGAATCAAGTCTGGTAGGCCTACCGCCTACGCGACAGGGGTGCGTTATGAAACGCGCTGCGGGTCATAGAGGCCCAGCCCCTCCGGTAAGAGTCCGGCGCACCCACGGCGTTAAGCGATACACAAGTTCCCCGACAGGCGTACAAACGCCGACATGCGGTTCGGGCTATTGGCTGAGGCTCACCCCCTCAGCTACCGCAGAGCTTCGGCTCACCAATGACCATTCACTGAGTGGCTATTGTTGATTCGATCAATTGGAGAAAGTGTGATGACTACTTCAGAACGTCAGGCCGTGCTGCGGTTCAACCGCCGACGCCTGTTCCTCAACCGAATGATCATGCAAAAGCGTGCATTCATTTCATCAATCCGCAGGGCTTTGCAATCGCAGGGCACTGCATCAATCGGGAGTCTGTAATGACAACAACCTTTACCATTTCGAGAATGCCTGTCGGCAGCGGGTTCCAAGTGACCCAACAAATTGGTGATCGCAGACCAGTGATCATTGCCCACTCACGCAGTGCTGATGACGCTCAGAGCTTTGCTTGGCAAAGATTGTCTGACGCGACTGACCGTGGGCGTGAGGCTTTCATAACCATCGACATGCGAGGGTCTTAAACATGGAAGAACGTATCGATCTTGAACGGGGGCGCGTGTCGTTCCTAGACCCTGCCAATGGGCAGGTTGAATACACCGGCAACGTGCATGCTGTATCGGTATGCGTCGTTCCTAACTTTGACCGCTTCGAGGATTTCGAGGCTTGGATTGACGATCTACTTTCCAACTGATGAGTGCTGACTGGTAATCAGCCGAAACCGTGTAGGAGGCGCGGTCTTGGAAAACCAATACAACAACTTGGAGTGACACCTATGTCCATTAACGCATCAAAGGTCAGCCCTTCGCAGGCCTCAGAAATGCTGCTGGCACACGCCATCAGTCAACTATCTGGCGGCAAGCGCCACAAGCCCGTGTATCTCTGGGGTACCTACGGCGTTGGCAAATCATCCATCGTCAAACAATTGATCACCAAGATTAGCGCCCACTTTGATAAGCCTGTCGGCTTGCTAGATGTTCGCCTGTCACAGTTCGACGCAGTCGATACTCGCGGCATTCCCTACATCCGTGACCAGCGCGATGCGCTCGATGCGGTGGGTAATGACGAAATGGCTGGCATGAGTGACGAAGTGAAACGCGCTGCCTATCAGCTACTGTCGGCTGGGCCATCAAAGACTACCGAATGGTCTACGCCATCATGGCTGCCCAATGTGGCGCGTGACGGCGAGTTCGGCATTCTGTTCTTGGATGAGATACAGCTTGCATGCCAGTCGGTCAAAAATGCTGGATACCAGTTGCTTAATGAGTTCCGCTTGGGCGACTACATCTTGCCTGCTGGCTGGTTTGTCATTGCCGCATCCAACCGTCCCAATGACGGCGCTGGTGTGTCTGGGCGTATGGATGCTGCTGTAAGCACCCGTTTCAAGTATCACTTGGATGTTATGCCATCCGCTGCTGAGACCACCGATTACTTTCAAGACATTGGTGTTCGCCCAGAGGTGATCGCGTTCCTGAAGTTTCGCGGTGAGGCTGCCGGTGATCAGGCTGGACTCATTCATGAGTTCCCCAATGGCGGCACCGCCAAAGACAAGGTTGCTATCGCTACGCCGCGAACATGGGAGTCTGTCAGCGACATCCTTGACGATGGCATGGCGGCTGATCTGGAGCACATCGCTATCGAAGGTGCTATCGGCGCTGGTGCTGCTGGCGAGTTTATCGCGTTCCTCCGCACGATGCGCAACCTGCCTGACATTGGCATGTTTTTGTCTGACCCGCACAACGTGCCACTGCCCAATGAGATCACCACTCAGTATGCAGTGACCGCTGCGCTGGCTGCGCGGGTGACCGCTGACAGTCTTGGCAATGGCGTGACTGTCGTGTCCCGCATCAACAACGAACTGCTGGAAGTGTTCTGGATACTGGCAACGCGCCGTGACCCAGACCTCAAGGCTTCACCTGAGTATGTTGCCCACAAAGCAACCCACTAAACCCCACGGGGCTTCGGCCCCCTTTATTTATTTTGGAGTAAATAGTTATGGATAAGATCCAGAACAACGCAATGCTTATTGCTGCGACGATCAAGAAATTCTCAAACAGCCGCAAAGACACCAGCATATCTGCTGAGGTTGCCGCGACTAAGAACGCCAACCCCAAGGTCATCACCGTGACCAAGAAACTGCTCGATGCACCTGCCATCAAGGCGCTCAACCGTATCGCTGGGCAGCTTCGCAACTCAGTACTCAACCCTGTGACCATGCCTTGGGAGGATGGTGTACGCCTGATCACTGTTGACCAGATCGAATCATTTGAGGCTGAGTGGGACAAGAAAGTAGACCGCGCTGAGGAGCTAAAGCGCGAGGTCATTACCGAATGGCCCAACATCTTGAAGCGTGCCAAAAAAGACCTTGGTGATTCCTTCGATATCTCAGAGCTACCCAGTGCTGAGTTTGTCGCTGGCAGTTACCAGTTCAGCTACATACTACGCGCCATGCCCGACTCCGGTGATATCAGGGTCAACCTGCCTGCCGACAAGATCGCCAAGATCAAGGCTCAGGCCGAGTCCGACATCAACAAGCGCGTCGAGTCTGCCGCTGAGTCTGTGCATGAGCGTGTCATCGACACCTTGCAGTCTTTGGTTGACGGCCTTGAGCGGCACGGTAGCAAGCCTGTTGGTGCCAAACGTGCAAGCAAGTTTGCAGATACCACTGTCGAGAACATCGAGAAGCTTGCTCAGGTTCTACCTTCACTCAACATTACCGGCGACCCCAAG